TTGACAAGACGATCCAATACCTCCTGTGCTTTGGGGCAATGATCGGCCATGGTTTACTGTTCCTCTCGGCAGTCTTTGCATATTCTCATTACTCCGACACCGTGAACCTGAATCTGTTCAATATTTTTTGATCCACAATACGCACAATCTTTTATTTGTGGTTTGTGGAATCGGCGTTTGGAGTTGTGTTTTTGTATGGGTTTGTTGCTACTGCTCATTTCAGCTTTGAAGGATGGATTCGGACATATGCCCTTGTCAACGAATTCTTTCGCGTCTTAAGCCACACCCCGTCTCCCGAATTACTCTCGCGATCTCCACGCTGATTGGTATTTCCTTCGACACATAAAATCGATCCCTTGGTTGTGCCGACAACAATGCCAGTATGAGAGAAGTCAAATATGACAATATCCCCAACCTTCGCTTGTGCTGTCTCTGGCAATACCTCTGTGGTATCAGGGTGTTTCTTTGCCCATTCAATCAATCCAAAAGCTACTGCTGTGCGGGGACGCCACTTTTCTGGAGTAAGAACTTTCAGGTTTAACCATTTAACAACTTCTGGATCTTTGAGCCATTCGCGAACACACCAACAAACTAGTCCTGAACACCACGGCCAAGCTGCTGGTTCCAAGTTGGTTGCCGATTGATACTCGCGGATTTTAGTCCCACGATTATTCCCGCCAACTTCCTTTACGCCAATTTGCGAACGGGCAATATCGGCAAGTTTCTCAATCATTGCTGGATTGCGAGCAGGTTTTTCCAATATCCCAATTCCTAAAAATCCGTTCCTCCTCTGATTCCCCCACTGACGGAAGTCTTTCCGCTATCCCCCCGCGAGATCCGCGCAAAGATCCTGATAGAACCAAGGAGACGCGAGAAGAAGTTTCTCCTATCTTTCGGGGTTGGTTTTGTAAATATGGATTTGATTGTTTCATTGGATAGGGGCTTCACTTCTTCTTTTTTCGACTGCAAGCTGGCTTCTTTGCTTTCGGGATTTCAATGGCGCGGCGAACCTCCGTATAGGTAACGGGACCAGCAACACCGTCAACGTCCGTGTTAACCAACGCTTGGATCTTCTTGACCCCGACCACATTGGCGTTGTTTGTCACATAGTTAACAATAGAGATTAGTGCGGCTACAATGAATCCAGTCAGAGAAACTTGATCAATGGATTCGGCAAGCTTCGGGTCGATCATAGCCAAGCGGGCAACCACAGTAGCAACGCCGACCGCAATAATTGGAGAAAGAATGCCGCCCGCCTTGGAAACCAAGAATGCTAGGATTTTATCTTTCATGGATCTACTCCTCCGACTTGATCTTCTGGACAGCCGACTCGACAGTGAAACGAATCAATGACTCGGTGGCGTCGATTCCGTTACGGATAGCGGCAGATGTTAGCTTTTTAACGGCAGCTTCGCGCTTTTGCGCCCCAGTTTTATCACTGGTGGCTAGTTCACGAACAATGTCCAAAGCCAAAGGAAGGAGCGAGGCAACGCCTTCAGCAATGAGTTGTTTGAGGATTGGAGCGTAGAAGTTCCAGATAATGGACGGGATTCCTGCAAGTTTTGCTAGAAATGATTTCATGGATAGAGGTTAAGTCAGAACCCTTTGGATTGCAAGTATTCTTCAATCCTTTGGGTGCGCTCATCGATTCGGGCCAATGTCTCGCTTCGGGATTGAGCGTCTCTTTGGATAACTTCAATCTTTGCATCCTGCTTTGCATCATTGTTTTGCACAGACCGCATTTGTTCTGGGAGGACAATCCACCCATTGAGCGCCGAAAATAAGGTAACAATTAAAGCCACTCCAGCAATCAACTCACTCATCGTGAGCTTAACTCCCCTCTCAAACCCCCTGCGTCTTGCAACTTCTTCGATGCTCATGATACTGCGGCCAAGGCTAATTGGTATTTTTCAGGAAGATCGATATAAAACCCAAGACGATCCGATATGTTTTGATCTCCACGAATGGCAGCTACGACAGAACCCAACCCCGTTTTCATATCATCGAATAGCAACCCATTATCACTGGATGCAGCCACCTTTCTGTAAATGGCATTTATGGAATAAATAATCGGTTGGGATATGTAGCTGGCTTCATCCAGCGGACATCCATAGGCAACTGCTATCTTTGCGTAAAGATAACGATCAGGAAGAGTGGCGTATTCACTGACCGATCCAGATCCCTTGACCTTGATAAGCCATCGGGCCAGTTGCTCCTTCTTGGGCAACGATACTACTTCTGCGAATGCTGAATCAAATGCGGGTATGGCCATTCAAGTATCCCCCTAATTGGGAAGAGAACTCAGGCCATTCCCATGATACGCTTGCCCATACCGCGCATAGGAGCCTTCTCCATTTCGGAAGCGGCAGCTTCCTCTTCGGGTGTGGCGTTCTCGGCCATCTTTGACTCTTCGGTATCGTCTTCAGAAACAATCTCCACTCCACCGATCATCGTTGGGACAAGGTATTCACCTTCGACCTTGAAGGTCACAAGCTCATCGAAGGTTCCGCCATCGGCAACGTCTTTGGGCAATTCGTAATTTTCGGGTTTTTCAATTTTCATAAAAATAATAAGGTTAGTTGTTCCAATATACTATTTTAAATAGATTCAATAGTCAAGCTGCATCCTTGAAATATTGAGGAAAATATTCACGTTCTGCTTTTTCGCGAGCAGCTATTGCAGACTCAAGATTTGCAAATGTTCCAATATTCTTAATCTTGCCATCAATAGTAATGGTTGCCTTCCATTTGTATTGATTGATTCTATCGAAGTCTTGTTCGTCTATAATTGCTGTGCCGTGTTTGAGTTGGATATATTTCTTGATAAATAGTTAGGGCTGGCAGGATAACCTACCAGCCCCAACTTGTTAAACCGTTTTCGGTTATTTATTAGCTAGGATCACGAAAGATACCCGTATCCGCTCGAACTAGGGCAAGCGACGAGGTCGTTCGCCAAGTTGCAGCGCAAGTGGATGATGTAGTATCCCCACTGAGGGAAGATCTGCTTCACCGCACACGCCATCTTGGCACGCCAGTAACCCGAATTTTTGTCGGGGTTACAGGTCTTGTGATACTCGTTAACCCAGCGGAAGTCTCCGCGATAGTTCTGAGCATCATAGACCAGATTGCCGACTTTGATGTTCGGATTAGGAACGAGCCACTCCATGGCCTTCGGATGGAAGATAACCGTGGAGGTATACTTCGCAGTCTTGTAGGCGGGATTGATCACGTACTTCGTGCCTTTGGCCGCTCCGGTAGTAGCAACATACGGAGGAACCTCGACAAACGTGCCACCAGCACCATCGTTGAAGCGTTTCGGGAACGGACGGCTATGATAGACGAATCCGGCATAGGACTGCTTGGGCAACAGCGAGGAGCCATTGGAACCAAGGAGGTCGCTCACACGATCACTCCAGCGAATGTCCTGACGGACATCGTTGTTGAGTTTGATCAAGTTTTCAAGCGTGGCGCGTTCAGCGAAAACGTTGAACACGGGCGAACCGTCATCAGTGACTGCATCACCGTCATCGCCAGCGTTGTCCTGATAGAGGTTGTCGTAGATCTGACGGAGAACACCCGGAGTCAGGATGCTCGTAGGAGCACTCATTCCCGAGATGGTAGCCAGACCAGTGGTGGAATTGAACGTCACACCTGATGCAACGGAATCAAGTCCCGGCTCCACGCTGATTTTGGTGGAGTTGGCGAGGTAGTCGGCATCGTAACGCTCGACCCACTCTTTGTTGACGTTGTCAGCGAGGATCTTGATGTAGTTGTTGACATCGTCAATCGGGAATGCCGAGGTGCGAACGTCTTCCAAGCAGATCCAGTTGGACTCAATCGCCTGATGGCGAAGGTTGAACTGTTTCTGGTCGAAGGCGTAGCCAACGGTTTTGATCGGGGGCAAGCAGGAATCGGCTTGCGTTCCATCATTAACACCAACGTCAGTCCATCCAGTGCCAGTGGCAACGGTACGCTGAGAAATGGTGTTTTTGATAACGGTTCCCATGTTGTCGGGGAAAGCCGACTGGGTAACGAAACGGAGATAAGGATCTTTGTAAAGACCCAAACGGTAAGTGCCAAGAGCGATACGTCCAGTTTCCCGTTGGAAATTGTCGTTCAGCGTCTCGCACGTAACTGAGCTATTTGCAGGCCAAGACATGGTATTGATTTCTTTCTATTTGGTTTATTAGGTTAGTTTTTTGAATAACGGGATTGCTCCCAGTATTCGGGTTGAGTTTCTGGGCCGCGACCAGAGATTGACGGCAACAAATTTTTAGAAGGCGCTAACCCGCCAGCATGGTGTCTGCGACCAACTCAGACTCAAGTCTTGATAGGAACCTATAACAAATCCTATTTTGTGTCAATAGGAAAATTGCGGAGACAAGAATCGAACTTGCCAAACGTTTATGAGACAGTCGAACTCACCAGAGTTCTACTCCGCGATTTATCGACCCAAAATAGCCCTACCAAAGTTAGTGAAAACATCTGGATCTTCATCCTCTGTATCAACTTCCGCTTCGGTAGATCCACCAAGGCTTGGTGTAGCTTTGACAAATCCGTCAACTTGGGCTTGGAGTTCTTTGATCTTGGCGTCTTTTTGGGTTACCGTCTTCTCCAGTTGGGCGCTGTAGTGGGAGATGGCGCTCTCAAGGAATGGCACAACAGCCGCCCTAGCAAGGATGGCGCTACGATCTTCTACAGAGAGACGATCAAGATTTGTTTCGGATGCGGACTTTTTGGCGTTGCGAATGTGGCTATTCCACTCATCTTGGCCATCAACCTCTTGCAGGAAGTTGTAGCGGTCTTCAAGGCTTGTCCAAGTTTTGGCGGTAAAAGCCTTCTGTAGACGAAGGTCGTTTTCGATAAACTCTTGTTCAGCTTGCGCTTTGCGTGCGTTTTCGGCCTCTGCAAGGGATTCGGCTTCAGACTGAAACCTTTGATGGTATTGGGCCAACTCATGGTATTTATCGGCTATTTTAACAATGGACAATTGCTCCATGCGCTTAAAGTCTCCAGTAAGATCCTCAAGAGAATCAGTGCGCTTGCGGACATCGGGTTCGGTAATGGCCTGCCAGAGTTTGGAGAAATCGGCGTCATTGGCTTCTGCAATGGCCTGCAAATCTCCCTGAAGGCCAGCCAGAGGCTTTTTGATCTGCTCGACGTACTCTGGGCTACGCTCAAAGTTTGCCGTCTTTAATTCGCGGCCAAGTTCTGCCATGCGCGTTTTGTAGGATTCAAGTTCCTCTTGGAGTGATTTGATGGTCTCCCCCTCATATTTGCCAACCTGTTCTTTGGTAGCCTCAAGTTCGGCCTTGAGACGATCCCGCTCTTCGCGGGCTTTTTTCATTTCATTTTTGATCTCTTTCCAGCTTGAGATCCCCTTTTCCGAGTCATCTCCTTCGGGAGCATCGGCAACCACCTTATCTTGAAAATGAGGGTTGATGGGAAGCTTGTCCTCAGGAGTAGATTCATTTGATTTCTCTTTAATCTTCTCTGAAGAGACTTCCTTGGTAATCGCTTCTACAACTTTTGAGGCTTCTTCTTTCGTGGCCTTGACCTTCTTTTCAGCTTTTGGCTCAACCTTTGGTTCTGGCTTTTTAGTTTCTGCTTTAGGGGTTTCCTCTTTATCGGGAGTAGCTTGCGTTTCTTGGGTAACTTCCTTCGTTTCATCAGTTGGAACTTGGGCGGATTCTGGCTTGCTGCCAAAAATGGAACCAGCAAAATCTGCATCACCAGTAAGAGCGGAGTTAAGGATATCGGCCATAATTTATTTGTTAGGGTTGGTTTTTGTCTTCTGAAGTTATATGGGAGAATGGTTCTGGCAAGTCGAATTTTGGTTTATTTTCTATCTGACTATTCGATAAGGTTTCAATGAGATCCATAACCTCTTGAGCACCCTCATAAAAACCAGCACTTTTAATGAACACGGGTGACAGATCAAACCCTTGAGCCACGGGGTTAGCAGACTTCTTTGGGCGCACGCGCCTTGCGATAAGTTTAAGCCCCTTTTGCATATGAGGCATTGCCCAAACCTTAGTCCATTCACGCGAATCCTGAAGTGTCCAATCCATTAATAAGTCCTAACTATACGCAGAATCTGATCTTGTCTAGTATAAATATCTTAAAAATTAAGCTGTTTGTGTGGCCATTGGTGGTCGGCCTGCTGGCCTTGCGGTTTTCTGCAAAATGGAACTGCGTGTTTTAAGGTCATTTAGGGCCATCTGTTGACGGATTGTCTCCATCTTTTGTGCATGGGCCTCTTGACTCATCATTCGCTTCTCCTGCATTTCAGCAAGGCGAAGCTGGGCTTTTTGTAATTCAAATTCCATCTTGGGGTCAACCTGTCCTTCGGGCTGTTGGGCTATCTGCTCTTGGGCTTTGGATTGTTCGGCCATCATGCGATTGATCACCTGTTGCTCAAGTTCATCGACATAAGCCGTAAGGTTTTGCAATTGACGCTTGAGTTCGTTGACCTCCTGTTTGCGGAAGCTGTTGGTAGAGAACATGACCAAATGCTCGGTAACGTGATCGGAAGCTGGACGCAGAATCTGCATGGCCTGCTCGTCGGGGATTTGCTGTTGGCGATGGGCTTCAATGATTTGGGCAATCATCGGGATATGGGCCTCAATATGAACAGCATGATTCTGACTATCATGGACAAGTTGCTGTATTCCTTGACGAAGGTTTCCATTTTCAAGGTTGGCAATATCAAAATCAACCACACGGCGCGGCCCCTTTTCTGCAACAAATAAGTTGACTTTCTGATAGCCAACTCCCGGTATTCCAGCTACCACAGCCCGCAATGTATTCTCCTTGCCCTTCTCGTCCATAAGAGAATAAAGCTCCATGAGTTGCTTGGATGCCATTTCAGTCATAACGGGACTTCCGTCACCCATGGCCCGCATTGCTGTTACTTTAAGGAAACTACGCATACGCTCAACGCTTATGCCTCTTCGGGCACAACGGCGGCGAAACTCAAGAGCTAACTTCCCTCCTTTGTCTGCTGCGGTTAGAAGCGGGTTTACCGCCCTACGATATTGCTCTGTAAGCAACTTGTTGTACGGGGTGTAGAAAAGCTCCAATGCTGCGGCATTGAGGGTGGATTCTTGGCGGGCCTGTTGAACAACTTCTGTAGCCGAACGAGCCTGTCCTTCTGGGGTAACTTGGCGCGAACGGTAGCTGCCAGTGTTATTCTGCAACACCTGACTCATTAGGTTATAGACAGGAAGACCTTGCGTGGCAACTGCGGGGGGTTGGAGTTGAATCGGGGTTAGGCCACTGGGGATAAACGTATAGGGTCCAACCTCAATGTATTGGAAATCTTGGATAGCTTCGGCGTCCCCTTGAAGCTGAATCAATCCAGAAGTAATTGCTGCTTGTGCGGCTTGGCACAGCACACGATTGCTGATCTGAATTTGATTGTAGATCTTCTGTTTAAGTCCGCGAATGGTGTGGAATGTCCCCTGTCCAACTCCGTAGGTGAAGATTACAAAGCATTGGTTGACATTACCATAACGGCTGTAGCGTTCATACAGAAAGTCCGAAGAATCGCGACTTCCTATCAACTGTGTAAATTTTCCATCAAATTCCCTATTGTAACCATAGATCAATTGGGCGCGGTGGTAGGCCGATTCCCCCTGATAGAGGTCATTCTCCTTGATTTGGCGCTCAAAGTCTTCCCAATGAGATACATAGTTCTTCCATCGATCAGATTTGGTTGAAGCCTTCCAAATAGCCTGTTTTACAGCATTGATATTCCATCCTAGCTTTTTGGCTATTTCGGGATTTCGGATGTAGTTGTAAAGCTCGCTCACACTCATTGAACGCTGGACGATAGCCAACTCAATGGATTCATCTGATACTTTTGTGTCGCGGGCTACCTTGAAGTCTTTAAGACCACACGGTTCCCAAAAGACACTGCGTTCGTCGGGCCACATAGCCACCCCAACACCGTCACCAATAAACTCGCGAGATAAGAGTTGCATGTTATATGAGTAGTCACTCCACTCCTTGATCATCCAATCAAACTCTTCGGAGATAATCTCAGAATCTTCGTTGGATTCTCCGTCATAGGAATCCATGATTACATTAGCAATACGCGGAACGCCGTTCTGAAGTTCGATATATGGAGCCAATGCCGCTTCCATGATTGAACTAGCCTCTCCAAAATTGGCATTAACTACATGGCTCAATCCCTTGTTTTTCAATTCTTCGGCATCATAGGGGGCTTCTCCGTTAACCAAGGCCTGCGCTCTGGCGCGAAGATACGCTGCATTCTCGTCTTGCTCTATATACTTATTCGCAATACCAACAAGAGAGTCGGATGATTTGATCCTCTTTTTAGGAGGAGATCCGGCTTCTGGTAAATTTTCCAGTTCTGCGTTTCCGTTAGATGGCATTAAT